TCTAGCGGTGTGAACATTAGTAATGGTGGTACTGTTACTGCTATTACTGGAACTGCAAACGGCTCATATACAACTGTTCCAACCATAACTATTTCACCTCCTACAACGGCTGGAGGTACTCAGGCTACTGGTACTGTGGCTATGCAAGCCTTAAATGCAATTATTGTTTCTGGTGGTAGTGGATATGCAGTAAACGACACAATAACATTTGTTGGTGGAACTTTTACAACTGCCGTAACATTAACTGTTTTAACTGTTTCTGGCTCTGCGGTAGCAACAGTTTCAGTAACTAATGGTGGAACATATACAGTTTTACCAAGCAATCCAATTTCTACAACATCATCTGGNNGCTGGCTCTGGCTATGTAGAACAACCAACAGTAACATTCTCAAGTGGTAGTGCTACTGCTTATGCTACTGTGGGTAGTGGTTCAATTATTCGTGCATTGGGTGCTACTGGTACTGCTTCGTTAGACTTTTATACGCCTCAAAGCATAACTGCTGGTGTTTCAGCAATGCGTATTAGGGATAATGCATCTGACAGTTATCCAATGATTAATAATACAGGCTCATTAGCCGCTTTTGTTGCTCAAGGTAACTCAACTGCAAGTTTAGGATTAGCCTCTAATGGCTCTGGTAATGTCAGGTTTTATACAAATGGAACTACATTTACAGAGCAAATGCGTGTATCCCACACAGCCTCTGCTGTTAACTATGTACAGGTGACGGGTTCGGCTACTGGTAGTAATCCAATTATTTCTACTCAAGGTTCTGATGGCAATGTGGGAATGACGCTTACCACCAAAGGTACTTTTGGTCTTACTGTTAAAAGTTCTGCTGGTGGCAACATTTTTACAGCAACTCACGGCAATTCTTCTACATCAAACTATTTGACTTTTAATGCCACAGTATCAGGCTCACAGCCAACTATTTCTGTTGCTAATAGCGTTGATGCTGATGTTGACATAGTATTTACCCCAAAAGGTGCTGGTGCAGTTCGTTTTGGTACATATACAGGAACTATTCTTACCCCGACAGGCTACATCACAATCAAAGATAGTGGTGGTACAACTCGCAGACTTTTAGTAGGATAAAACATGGCATTACTCAAATCAATCGACACAGACTACGGCATACCAGCGACTTATTGGAACATTGGTGCAGTTCAAGAAGACTTTAAGGGTCAAGGAACTGAAGTTACTTTCTACGGCTATGCCTCACAACAGGCTAGAGAGCAAGGCAAACAGCCTTTATCTGCGGGTAAGGTACAGATTAGCGGTAGCGAGTATGTGGCTGGTGCTGATAGAGCGCAACTTTACGCAATCATTAAGCAAAAACCTGAGTTTGAAGGTGCGACAGACGCATGAGTCCAGAACTGCAACGCTATTACGAGGCTCGCTTTGACATGATGTCAAGGGACGGGTGGAAGGATTTGATGGAAGATATTGACAACATGATAAATTCGTTGAACAATATTAGTACAATCCCTGATGAAAAAAGCCTACAATTCAAAAAAGGCGAAATCTCAATCCTAACGTGGCTAAAAACCTTAAAACAGGTCAGCACACAAGCGTATGAGGAACTAAATGAGAAGAATATTTGAATTTGCCTGTGAAAACGGGCATAAAACCGAAAGACTGACTGATTATGAGGCAGTTAGTTTCAGGTGTGAGTGCGGAGCGCAAGCCAATCGCATTCTCAGCGCACCTGCTGTTAAGTTAGAGGGATGGTCAGGGAGTTTCCCTGGGGCGGCCAACAAGTTTGATCGCATCCATCGTGAAAAATTAGCGGCAGAGCGCAAAGCGAACTCATAAACAAGATGTTGTCGAGTTCATGTGTAATCTCCTAGAACCCATTGGTGGCAGGAAAAGGAAACAGTATGTTGATTGACAATGAAGACGAGATGCCTAGTGAATTAGAGGCTGAAGAAACGAAGATTCAAGATCAAATTGAGGTAGAAGATTCTAAGATTCCTGAGAAATATAGGAATAAAAACTTAGATGACATCATCAAAATGCACCAAGAGGCTGAGAAGTTGATTGGTAAGCAGGCTCAAGAGGTTGGAGAAGTTCGTAAATTAGCCGATGAGTTGATTAAGCAAAATCTTGGTACGAAAGTCCAGCACGCTGAAGTTGAACCTGAAGTAGACTTTTTTGAGAATCCTCAGAAAGCGATTCAGAGCACAGTTGATAGACATCCCGATGTGTTAGCGGCTAAACAAGCGGCTAGCGAATTCAAAAGGATGCAGATTCAGCAAAGGTTAGCGCAAGAACACCCTGATTTTCAGCAGATTACTGCTGATCCAGAGTTCGTAAATTGGGTTAAAGGCTCAAATGTACGGATGGGGTTGTATGCGAAGGCTCATGGTGAGTATGACTACGATAGTGCAAATGAGTTGTTATCTACCTTCAAACAGTTGCGTGGCGTTAAGACGAAACAAGTGGCTTCTGACGGAGAGTCAAGTCGCAAGAGTAATCTAAAAGCCGCCGCAGTTGATGTAGGTGGATCGGGTGAATCAGGCAAGCGTACTTACAGGCGGGCTGACCTAATTCGGCTAAAAATGAACGATCCTGACAGATATGAGGCACTTTCTAACGAAATCATGCAAGCGTATCAAGAAGGTCGAGTTAAGTAACTTTAATCTTGGAGAAATAACATGGCAACAGCATTTTCCCCCGCAAATAATACGACTGTAACTTCAGCGGCTAACTTCATCCCCGAAATTTGGTCGGATGAGATTATTGCCGCTTACAAAAAGAACTTGGTTTTGGCAAACTTAGTTATGAAGATGAACTTCAAGGGCAAGAAAGGTGACACAGTTCACATTCCAGCCCCTGTCCGTGGTTCTGCTTCTGCTAAAGGCGCAACAAACGCAGTTACCCTGATCGTTAATACCGAGTCAGAAGTCCAAGTGTCTATCAACAAGCACTATGAATATAGCCGCTTGATCGAAGACATCGTGGAAGCACAGGCATTGAACAGCCTCCGCAACTTCTACACAGGTGACGCAGGTTACGCTTTGGCTAAACAAGTTGACACCGACTTGATCCAATTGGGTCGTNNAACGTCTTGATGACAACGACACTCCAATGGATGGTCGCTTCTTCATCATCCCACCCTCAAGCCGTAACACTTTGATGGGCTTGGCTCGTTACACCGAACAAGCATTTGTCGGTAATGGCGATGCTATCCGCAATGGCGAAATCGGTAACTTGTACGGCATCCCCGTGTTTGTTACTTCTAACGCTGATGTGGGTTATGGCAACACTCAGACTGACCGCATCGCTTTGATGGGTCACAAAGAGTCTATGGTTCTGGTTGAACAACAAGCAGTTCGTGCTCAGACTCAGTACAAGCAAGAGTACCTCGGTACATTGTTTACTTCTGACACTCTGTATGGCGTTCAAGCCTTGCGTACAGCGGCTACTGTTGGTGCGGCTAAGTCCTCATCTGCATTTGCTTTGGCAGTACCAGCCTAATTGCAGTTGCGCCCCCCGTAACTGGGGGGACTTTTTTAACTTAATTAGGAGAAAAATATGGCCGCCGCTTCCTCAATTACCTCACGTAGAGGTAACGATCAATTCCGTGGAATGTTTAGTGATACTTGGGTTGTTACTGCAACTCTTGACGCTGGCTCTTTAGTTGATGGTGCAGGTGAAACCGATACGATTGCTGTCCCAGGCGTTGCCTTGGGTGACATGGTTCTTGGTTGCTCTTTTGCTGTCAGCGAGGCTGGCATGACTGTAACTGGATATGTAAGTGCCGCTGATGTGGTTTCCTTGCGTGTTCAGAACGAATCAGGTGGTACTGTCGACTTAGCGTCTTGCAAAATTCGCGTAGTTGTCGGTCGTTTGATCGTTTAAGGAGAGGGGGCTAGTCCCCCTTTTCTCTATTAGGAATAAAAATGGCTTTGTTCAAATGCATCAGAAGCGGAACTGTGGTTGAATTCACAGCGCAACATGACATAGACGAGATGAAACGTCACCATGAGTATCAACTTGTGGACACCTCAATTGTTGTTGAGGATGTCAAAGAAGATGGAACAAGGCATACCATCACATTGAAGAAACCTATGGGAAGACCCCGTAAGGAACAATTGTTATGACAGACGATATTAGTGCACGAGAGTTCGGTAAATTAGAAGCCCAAGTTGAGGCTTTGCAGACCGAAGTTCATCAGTTGGCTAACGATGTCAAGTCTTTGCTTGAGTTGGCAAACAAGTCCAAGGGTGGCTTTTGGACTGGCATGATGATCGCCTCGGCAATTGGTGGTCTTATCACCTTTATTGGTGGAAAGGTATTGCGATGAAACAAGGGATGCTGTCAGGAAATGTGTGTCCTGTGGCAACTCAGGATGTTTCTACCAATTTAAAGAACAGAAACCATGCTTTCAAAGAGTATGGATATGGCCCTCCCAATCCAAACGATGCTAATCATGCGTTTTGGCTAAAGAAGGCCAAGATGTACAAAGCCCCCACCAAAGATATTATGGATATGCGTTGTGGCAACTGTGCCGCATTTATCCAAACTCCAAAGATGATGGAGTGTATCAAGGGTGGCTTAGAGTCTATGAACGCTTCTGAGAAAGAGTTGTCCTACGATCAGCAGTTTATTGATGCGGCAAATCTAGGATTTTGTGAACTTTTCCACTTTACTTGTGCCGCCAAGCGCACCTGTAACGCATGGAAATCGGGTGGCCCAATAACTAAGGAATGAGAATGGCAAACAATACAGCAGGTGAATTTGTAGGAACATTGTTCCTTGCGAGAGAGATAACCCACCGCATCCACTTAAAAACCCTATCTTTTGCTGAACACAAGACTCTCAATGAGTTCTATGAAGGCATCATTCCTTTGGCAGACGACTTTGCTCAACAGTATCAGGGTCGTTATTCCATCCGTTTGGATATTCCTTATGTGACCAACAAGTACAAAGGTACTGTGTCTGAGGTCTTGCGTCAGCAAATGGAGTGGATTGAGGCTAACCGCCAACAGATCGTTCCCCGTACTGAGACTGCTTTGCATAACGTCATTGACGAAGTTGTTGGCTTGTATCAGAACACCCTTTATCAACTTACCCTTCAGTAAGGAAAAACCATGAGTTCATTATCAGCCGCAAAAACCCTGTTAAACGCAGTAACTGCAACAGGGGCATCATCATCTGTTCAGGTTGATGGTGGTCAACCAGTATTTTTCCAAGTTTCAGGCATTACAAGTGCTACTGTTGTTTTCCAAGGCAGTATTGATGGCACTAACTGGTCAACTCTTGGTTCAGCATTGACTGCCGATGGATTGATTACTGTTGCAAATTGCCCTAAATATATTCGTGCTAACTGTACAGTTTATGTGTCAGGCACTATCACCGCCAAAGTTCTTTACTAAGGAGAAACCATGAAAGCACCTAAAATGGCTAAAGTTGGCAAGGTTATGAAAGAGTACAAGGCAGGCAAACTGCACTCTGGCTCTAAGAAAGGCCCTGTTGTCAAGTCTCAAAAGCAAGCCGTGGCTATTGCCTTATCAGAGGCAGGCATGAGCAAGGCAAAAAAGAAGTATTGACATGGCAAAACAGGGACTTTATGCAAACATTCATGCTAGCAAAGGTGCGCCAACTGCTCAAGCATTTATTCAATCTGCTAAAACTGCGAAGAAACCCAAAAAGGTGAAGTGATGAAAATTAAAGAGTGCCTAGATAAAGAAACTGTAGAAAAATTAGTTCTTTCACATGGCACTTGGAAGCATCTTTTTTATCGCTGTTATGCAAAAAACTCACCTGATTACAAAAATTACGGGAATCGTGGAATAGATGTTTGTCACCAATGGCATGGTGAATCTGGTTTCTATGAGTTTATAAATGATGTTGGATTAAGACCATCTAAAGAATATTCATTAGACAGAATTGATGTCAACAAAGGTTATTACCCAGAAAATGTTAAATGGGCTACTAACATAGAACAGGCAAACAATAGGCGCAATACAAAAAGATACCTATTAAATGGGGAAAACTTAACAATTTCTGAAATTTCAAGAAAGTTAAATATCCCATACAAAAGACTTTGGAAGGCAAATAAACTTTACGGAAGTCCTTTTGAGCATGAAAAACTTGATCCTAATAAGGATAAGTATTTTTATGATGGCTCATACAGATCAATGAGTGAAATTGCAAAAATGGTTAACCTTAAGCCAAGCACTTTGATGCGAAGACTGAGGACAGGTGTTAATTTTGATTTTGCTATTGTGGCCCCGTTGCAATCTGGGATAAACTTAAAGGATAGATCAAAATGGTCTTAAAAAAATACCAGAATCCAAAAGGCGGACTTAATGAGGCTGGTCGGCAGTTTTATAAAAGAACTGAAGGACTAAACCTAAAATCTCCGTTAAAATCAGGCGACTCTTCAAGGAGAGCGAGTTTCTTGGCTCGGATGGGCAACATGAGTGGCCCTGAGTACAAGAATGGTGAACCGACAAGACTGCTTCTTTCTCTAAAGGCATGGGGGGCTTCCTCCAAGGCTGACGCAAAGGCAAAAGCAAAAGCGATTTCTGCGAGAAATAAAGGGAAGAAGTAATGGCATTACCTACCTATTTAGATTTGGTTAATGATGTGTTGGTTCGTATGCGTGAACCACAAGTTACAACTGTTGCCGAAAACACAGTTTCTACTCTTGTTGGCAAGTATGTCAATGATGCAAAGCGTCAGGTGTCTGATGCTTATGACTGGGATGCCTTCAATACCCCTATAACTGTTTCTACTGCTGTTGGACAATCTGCTGGTTATAGCATCACAGGGGCAGGTGTTCGCTTCAAGACTATGGATGTAATCAATACATCTAGTTTTTACCAACTTAGTCCACTTTCACACGCAAACTACGATTCTTTCTATTACACAACGCCAACTCCTACACGGGGTTTGCCAATGTATTACACAATGCAAGGAGTGGACACCAATGGCGACATGAAGGTTAACTTCTGGCCTGTTCCTGACGCTGTGTATAGCATCCGTTTTAGTCTGATCGTTCCTGAAGCAGACTTTTCCACAGATTCATCTACCACTTTGTTGGCAAAAGAGCCTGTTGTTTTAGGTGCATTTGCTCGTGCCTTGGTGGAGCGTGGCGAGGATGGTGGATTGACCAGTTCAGAAGCCTATGCGCTATACAAGTCTGCATTGTCTGACCTGATTGCCTTGGAATTGGCTCGTTCGCCTGAAAACGACACATTTGAGGCGGTTTAATGGCTCAACCGATTCAAGCCTTTTCTATAACAGCCCCAGGCTTTTACGGGTTGAACACCCAAGACTCGTCTTTGGACTTGGCTCAAGGCTTTGCTCTTATTGCAAATAACTGTGTGATTGACCAATATGGTCGTATTGGCGCAAGAAAAGGTTGGACAAAGGTCAATTCTGCTACGAATTCTGACCTGTCTACCAATGACATTACTTCCATTGGTGAGGTGGTGACTGCTGATGCCACTTCCTACACCATCATGGCGGGAAATAGCAAACTCTTTAAGTTAAGTGGCACTTCCATAGTGACTTTGACCTATGGGGGAGGGGGTACAGCCCCGACCATTACTGCAAGCAATTGGCAGATGGTTTCCTTGGCTGGTGCACTCTACTTATTCCAAACAGGGCATGATCCTCTAGTTTTTGACCCATCCCTGTCTACAACGACTTACAGGCGCATTAGTGAGTTATCAGGCTATGCAGGTACTGCTCAATTGGCAAACACGGCTCTAAGTGCCTATGGAAGGCTTTGGACAGCCGATACTTCTACTGACAAACTGACAGTTCAATGGTGCGATACAAAGTTGGCAAACAAGTGGAATTCAGGTACTGCTGGCACTTTGGATACCACGACTGTTTGGCCTAGAGGTGGCGATGTAATTGTCGCTTTGGGCGCACACAACGGCTTTTTGTTCATCTTTGGCAAGAACAACATTCTTGTTTACCAAGGTGCAACTACCCCGTCAACCATGTCTTTACAAGATGTCATCACAGGCATTGGATGTGTGGCTAGGGATTCTGTGGCTTATACAGGTACTGACCTAATTTTTTTGTCTTCCACAGGTGTGCGTAGTGCCTTGAGAACTATCCAAGAGAAGTCAATGCCATTGCGTGACTTGTCTAAGAATGTCCGTAATGACCTGATTTCTGCTGTGGCAGGTGAAACTTTGTCCACCATTAAGTCGGTATACAACAGTAAAGAAGCGTTCTACTTGTTGACTTTGCCTGTTTTAAAGTCAGTTTACTGCTTTGATATGAAGGGAACTCTGCCCGATGGTGCGGCAAGGGTTACTTCTTGGGACTCTATGGAGCCAAAAGCATTGCTGACCAAACAAGATGGTACTTTGTACATAGGAAAAGGGGGCTATCTTGCTACCTATTCTGGCTATCTTGATAACGCATCCACCTACCGCTTTCAGTATTTTACGAATCATACTGACCTTGGTGCGCCTTCTGTCTCGTCTATTTTGAAGAAACTCAAGGTGGTTGTGATTGGTGGCAGTAACCAGTATGTGACATTTAAGTGGGGATATGACTTCACAGGAAACTATTACTCTCAATCGGTTGAAATACCCGCACAAGGGGTTTCATATTATGGTGTTGCTGAATACAATACTACTGCTGAATACTCAGGTGGTGTTGCTTTGCAGACATTGAGTGTTTATCCAACAGGTTCGGGCAAGGTTATTCAAACTGGTTATGAGATGGACATCAATAACTTAGCGTTGAGTATCCAAAAGATTGAGATTCACGCCAAAAATGGCAAGATTGTTTAAGGAGATATAGATTGACAGACTACACCAAAGCAACCAATTTCGCAAGTAAAGATAGTCTTTCTACTGGCAACCCCTTAAAGATTGTTAAGGGAACTGAAATTGATACTGAGTTCAATAACATTCAGACTGCTATTGCAACCAAGGCAGACTTAAATAGTCCTACTTTTAGTGGTTCTGTGACTATTGTTGGTGGCACGATTACTGGTATTACTGACTTGGCTGTGGCTGATGGCGGTACTGGTGCATCAACTGCGGCAAATGCTCGTACTAATTTAGGTGCGGCGGCTTCTGGTGCTAACTCAGATATTACTTCAATTACTGGTTTGACAACGCCTTTGACTGTTGCTCAAGGTGGTGTTGGTGCGGCTACTTTGACTGCAAACAATGTATTGTTGGGTAATGGGACTAGCGCATTACAAACTGTTGCGCCTGGCAGTTCTGGAAATGTTTTAACTTCTAATGGAACTACTTGGGCATCTTCAGCACTTCCTGCTGGATTAAGTGGTTTATATGCACAAGTATTCACTTCAAATGGAACATTCACAATTCCTACTGGCGTAACAGCATTAAAAATCATAGTTCAAGGTGGTGGTGGCGGGGGTGCTGGAGGATCTTCACAAGGAGGAGGTGGTGGCGGTGGCGGTGGTTGCGCTATTAAATATTTAACAAGCCTAACATCTGGAAATACTTTATCAGTTACTGTTGGTTCTGCTGGTAGTGCTGGCGGTGCTGGAAGCAATGGTGGTAGTGGTGGCAATTCTCAAGTCGCATCTGGCACACAAACTATTACAACAATCATAGGATATGGTGGAAGTGCTGGAATTACTCAACATGGTGGTGGTAGTGGTGGAAGCACATCTGGTGCAGATATTAGTATAGTTGGCAGTTCAAAAATGTATGTTTCAGCAGGCGGAAGTTATGGTAATGGAGATGCTGGAGGATTTGGAATGTTTGTCCGTGGGCCGGGCGCTGGTGGTGGAGGTGGTTATGGCGATTTATGTACCCAATCTGCTGGTAGTGCTGGAACGGCTGGTATTGTAATTATTGAGTGGTAATAAGAAATAAACATGAATAAGAATATTTGTTTAGTCAATATTGATAACAATGTATGCGAAAACGTTGTTGTTTGGAGTGGCGACAACAAAGATTGGACTTTGCCTAGTAATTTCATTGCTTTAGAAAAAGAAACAACGCCAGCAAAAATATGGGTTTTAAACCTAGATAAAGGAATTTACGAACTTGTTGAAGTAATTGGTTTGGGTGATATTGGTTTTACATGGGATGGATCGCATCTTATTACCAATAATTCTCAACCAACATTTTTACAAAATCACCAACCTAAAACAAGTGGTTCGCAAACTCTATGACTATTGCAATCAATCCTCAACATCAAGTTGCCTATGATGGCGTAATGCTTAATGCATATCATGCCAATAAGGGCGAGGGATTGCCACGGCATGAACACATATATGCCCATTTGACAATGTGTCATTCGGGAAGTTGTGTGATTCGTAAAGAAGGAATTGAGAAGGTGATTGATAAGTACACGCAACCGATAAACCTCAAGGCGGCTGAATGGCATGAGATTGAGGCATTGGAAGACGGAACTGTATTTGTGAATGTGTTTGCGGAAGGCAAGTATTGATGATAGTTCACCATTTTTCTGATGGTTTGTATTCAAAAGAAACGCATATTAGTGCGGGTCAAATGCTTATGCAACATAAACACAATTATTCCCATTTTGGGATTCTTGCCAAAGGTAAGGTTGTGGTTGTAAAAGATGGTGATATTCAGATTGTTGAAGCACCTGCTTGCATTGATATTAAGGCTGGTGAGCATCATGGTGTTAAGGCTATTACAGATACAGTTTGGTATTGTGTTCATGCCACGGACGAGAAAGACCCGTCCAAAGTGGATGATGTTTTGATAAAAGGGGAATAATATGTCATGGATTGGCCCAGCAATATCGGTAGCGGGTGGTTTATTAGGTGGCAGTTCTGCCTCTGATGCGGCAAGGGCTTCTGCTGATGCACAGGTTCGTGCGGCTCAAATAGCGGCAGATGCGGCTAAGTTCCGTCCTGTTGGAGTAACAACTCGTTATGGATCAAGCAACTTCCAGTTTGACCCTACGACTGGTTATCTTACGGGCGCAGGATATACAGCATCTCCTGAGATTCAGGCTTACCAAGATAGGTTGGCTAAGTTAGCAAGCCAACAATTAGGTACTGCTGAAGCCGCACCATCCATGTATTCCCCATTGACGGGAACTGCGGCAACATTGTTTGGTTTAAGCCAAGACTATCTAAAACAAAGTCCAGAACAAGTAGCGGCAGACTATATTGCTAAACAACAAGCGTTGTTAGCCCCTAGTCGTGAGCGTGAATCTGCTTTGTTGGCAAACCAATTGTCAAACACAGGTCGCACAGGCTTATCTGTGGCTCAAGGTGGTGGATTGATGTCTGCCAATCCTGAGTATTCTGCGCTTGCCAATGCTAGGGCTATGCAAGACCTTCAATTGGCGGCAAATGCTGACCAAGAGGCAAGAAACAGAATTACATTTGGTCAAAATGTAGCTGGTGGTGCTTCTGGATTGCTTGGCAGTTATTTTGGTGGCATGGCAAGTTCATTGTCTCCATTTACAACTAATGTTGGTGCAGGTGCAACGCTAGAAGACTTGGCGGCAAACCCATTAACTATTGGTTCGCAATTGGGTGCAAGAACTGCGGCTAGTGGAGCGCAAGCAGGAAACTTCTTGATGCAAGGAGCGGCAAATGCCGCACCATACGCATACAAAGCGGCTTCCTACAATCCTTTGGCAAATGCTTTCATAGGCGCAGGAACAAATCCAGCATTAAGTTCTGGAATTGCAAACTGGTGGAATACGACACCACAATATACGCCACAACAGTTCCAACAACAGCAAGCGGCTACTTATGGTGGTGCTAACGCTGGATTTGGTGGCGCTGGTGGATTCTTTGATTAAGGAGTAACCAAATGGCAGAATCAGTAGTAGGTGGTTTATTTGGTATAACTCCTGAGATATACCAACAAACACAAAATCAAAGAGCATTACAACAAGCGTCAGAACTAGGTCAACTTGACCCTATGGCATTGGCTCGTACTGGCATCATGTATGGTGCTAATCGTTTAGCAGGTGCATTAGGTGGTCAAGACCCACAATTGCAGTTAATCAGCCAAAGAAATGCTGTAATGCGTGAAGTAGATTTAAACGATCCTAATTCCATAATGATGGGTGCACAACGACTTGGGCAATTTGATCCACAAGGCGCAAGTGCATTGGCTAATTTGGCTCGTGAGGCAATTGCTAAAAATGCAGAAGCAACTCAAAAGTTTGCTACGGCAAATAAAGCCATTGCTGAAACTGGTGAAATTAAATCTAAACGAGAGTCTTTAGATTCTCGTGTTAAGGCTCTTACTGATTCTGGAATAGATGAAAGTTTAGCGAAAGGAATTGCTTCTAATGATGCGGCATTTGCTAATTATGTTGCCGCCAAAAATATTGCAACTCCCGCTGACTATGCTGTGCAAGCAAGAGCACTAGGATTTGAAGTTAAACCATTCTTAAAAGACTATACACCAGATCAAATTCAGGCTATGGAAAAAGGTGTATTTTCTCATAAGGCTGGCATTGCCAAGGCTGGCGCAACATCAATGATTATTCCAATTGATAAGATGTTTGACAAAGCATTTACTGCACAAGATGCTCAAAAACAAGCAGATTCATGGGATGCGGCGGGTCAAGCATTTCAATCTATACCAGCAACAAGACAAAAACTTGCTGATGTTCGTGGATTGATTGACAACTCATTTACTGGTACTGGTGCTAATGTTAAATTGGGTGCTTCAAAACTTGCTCGTGCGCTTAATTTGCCAATTGATATTAACAAAGCCTCAAATACTGAAATTACAGAAGCACTTACAACGCAATTTGCTATTACTGAACTTAAAAAGAACTTTGGTAGCAATCCTGCCGTTAAAGACTTTGAGTATCAGTTAAAGGTTAAGCCAGGTATTTTGCAAGAGCCTGAAACATTTAAACGTCTTGTGTCCAACCTTGAAAAAGGACTTGTCGCAGAGGAAGTTGCTTACAAGCGTGGTGAGCAATACAAGAAAGACAATAAAGGCTCTATTTATGGATTTAATCCTTATTCTGCAAAAGCAGAAGCCACCACTCAAGTTAATCGATACTATGAGTTGAAAGATTTGGCTGATAAAGCAAAGGCTGGAAAAGGTCAGCCACTTACACAAGCACAAATTCAAGAAGCACAAACCTTGCAAAAGGAACTTGGAGGTAATCTTTAATGGCAACATCCGCATACGATTGGTCTTCTGTTCCTGTAATGAGCCAAGGCCCATCAAGGGAAGAGGTTGCCGCCAAAGAACAAGAAATGAATAGGGCAAGGGCAGGTCTTGCTAATGCTGTTGCCATGCCTGTAACTGCCGCTGTATCACCTTATTCTTTAATGTTGCCATCGTCAGATACAAGTCTTCCAACTATGGGTGGATTGGCTGGTGGCTTGTTGCCTTTGATTGCGCCAGAGTTACGCCCAGTTCAAGCGATTACCCAACTTGCTAGCAAAGCACCTGCCGCAGTTAGACCATTTATTCCATCGTTGGCTGGAAGCACAGCAGGAACAGTAGCAGGAACTCTTGGAGAACAAGCGTTACTAGGCCAAGACATATTCAGTACAGAAACTGGCGCAAAAATGCTTGCCAATGTGCTTGAAAATGCCGCTTTTGATGTTGGTGGAAATCTTGCTTTTTCTGTTGGTGGAAAGGCATATCAAATTAGCAAAGATGCTTTGTCTAAGGCTGGAATTCAAACTGGCGGCTTAATGAACGCATTAAGTCCAGAAGAACAGGCTAGACAGGCGGCTCAACAATGGTTTTCTAAGCGTGGCGCAACCTTAACAAAAGGTCAATTAACTGGTGATGTTGGAACTCAAGCAATTGAGGGAGCATTAAAGTATTCTTCAGGCGCAGATGCTTTTGCCAAACAACAAGCCAATGTTAAAAAAGCAATTGAACAAGGTGCTAATGATGTTTTAAACACATTAGATACATCTGACACATTCAAAATGGCTTTAAAACAAGGCGATCCAACACAAATGGCTGTTGGAGACAGATTCCAATCTGCTATTAAAGCCGCTGAAGTTGCAATGAAAGATAAATATCGTCCTATTTATGAGCAATTAGAAAAAGAAGGCAATGGGATGTTTATCAATATGCGTCCATTAAAAGAAAATGCCAAAATAGAATTAGATAAACTTGCAAAACGAAACTTTGCTGGTGCTGGTGCGGAACGCAGACGAGCATTGGAAGATATTCTTAATCAAGCAGATGATGTTCCTTTAAGTACTGCCCATGATTTGCGTAGCGATTTGTTGGCTGGCGCAAGAGAAGCGCAAAAAGAAGGCGTTCCCACTACTGCTCTCCAAAGAGAATACAACCTACAAGCAGATGCTATCCGCAAGCAAATGGATACTGTCATGGTTACAACTTTTGGCAATGCAGAAGATAAGGCTTTGGCAGAAAAACTAGGGTTTACAGGAAGCGTAATTTCTCCTGCTGGTTTGCGAACTGGTCAAAAGATGAACTATGCACAAGATGTTGATACTTTAATAGCAGACAACATCAAATAACCAACTATTGCGTGATTATTTCAACGCACAAAAGGGATATGGCGATGCTATGCAAGGGTTTTATAGTGGAACAGTTGCATCTGCATTAAAGTCAGAACCTTCTGCTGTTGGTGAATATCTTTTTAATCTTGATAGACCAGAACGCATGAGAGAGACATTTG